GAAACATTGAAATTGGTACTTTGTAACCGCGATCGAGCTCAATAGCTTTTCGACAAACAGCAAAGTTTATAATACATAACACAGTAAAGGACAGTATCTTTCCCATAGGTTGCGCCTCGCATTGCCTTAAATTGATTACATGAGTTGAGAATTCAGCCCCGTCATTATCTTTACTTTTAACCTGATAACTAACCATATTATCACACATGGAACGTATAGCAACTTTAGTGAATGCTTCACTAAGTCCCAGTCTATTACATATAGCTGTGACTGCTACCCTTGTGTATGAACCAATCATATTATTGGTGGCGTTATCATAATCGCCTGATACTAAGACTTCATCCTTAGACAAAAACTCAATTACATCTTCAAGATGTTGAGGAGTCAGAGGTGTTCCAGTTACTGCAAAACAAGCATGTTTCAATAGACATTTCGCTAAGAACTTTTGAAGTGGTTTTAATAACCAGGTTTCAAGGGCTTCGGGTGTTGTAATTCCTCGAACCTTTAAAGCCTCTTTTAAACCAATAGGTTTAATGACAGTATCAGATTCCAAACATTTATTGAATAATTCTTCAATATCCAAATCAGTACCACAATTATCAGGGTTGATCGAAAATTCGACATACTCATGATTAAGTACTTCACCAAACTTCTGAGACGCAAGAAATCCATCTTCGTCAATCGTAAGAAGTGGTTCACGACATAAAGGATCACACTCTTCAGTGTTATTATATCCATTTAGTGGAACGTGGTCAGAAAGTTGACCGTGGTGATGAACCTCGTATATGGGTTCCCTAGGATAAGAAGGAACAAAATTCTTCACAACCTTAACATGACCGCCTTTATGTAGGGAATTTGTCGTGCAAGACGAGAAAGATGGCATATGATCCCATACACCATTAAATACACTTTCTCCGATAATCTCGTTAACTGAACGGACTACCTCCACTTCCATATCATGAACAGAAATATCTAGATATGTAGGTTTAGCCTTAGGGGTTGTAAACAGCTCAACTGTTTCAAGACAGGATACAATGCAGTCATTGTCACTACAACGATCTGCTCCTTTCTTTACTCCACGCGCTATTGTGTCAACAAGACTCATATATTTAAGTCGACCTTCAATAGTGGTGTCACGCTTCAAGACCATAAGAAATGTCCGAAAACTTTTACTTACGACCATGGAGGGGTTGATCTTTCGATCTGCTATAGGACATTTAGGTAAAACATCAGAATCCTTAGCCCAAGCTGCAAATGCTGCAAGCTTATACTTGACTAATTTCATCCAACGTGAGATTACAAAAAGTTCTCCATCCACCATTTTAGTAGTAGATAGATAGGTGACCTCGATTGACCATGTCAGCCATTGCTTTAACATGCTTCGAC